GTTCTTCTTCCTCTTGTGGTTCTTCTTCAGTTTCTAATTCACTTGTCACTTCAGTTTCATCTTCAACTTCTGGAACTTCGTCACCAAAAAGTTCTGCACCTACTAGTGGTCGTGCAGTATCTATCATTTCTGCACTCTTTGTGTATAAAATTTCTTTAATTTTATCGCTGATTGCAGCTGAAGAAGCATCATCAACCATCATATCCATTAAATCATCCATGTTAAGAAAGTATAATATTGACTATTATTTATTTATATCTCTCCACCTTCAGGTGCTTCAGTTGCAGAACCTTGACTTTCAAGATCTGGTTCTGTGATCGGTTGACCTAGATCCATGTTAGGATCCATTGGTGCACCTGTGTTTGGATCAACCATTGCATTTGGATCCATTAAAGTTCCATCTTTAATTTCTTTTTTAATTTCCTTATCTATTTCTTTGATGTCATCTTCAGTTTGCTTAAGAACTTTTGTGCGAACAAAATGATTAGAGAAATACTTACCCATATATGGTTCCATTGATGCAACTACACCAAGTTGTTCATTTAATAATTCATTCTTCTTAAGATCTGAGAAATGATTATCATATAGAAAATCATATTGAATATGATCTTCCAATTCACTCCAATCATCTGGTGTAATAATATTTTTAAGAATTAGTTGAGTCTTCAACATATCATTGAAAACTTGAGAAAATCTTTTTCTTAATCTTCCTACAAATTTAGTAAACTTAAGTTCATCTCTTAATATCTCAGATGAACGACCTAAGTTAAATCCACCTTGACTGTCTAATCGGCTTGATGGAACATTTAATGCTTTGTATAATTTTGCTTGGAAGTATTCTATGTCGGTTAACTCACCAAGATTTTGTCCACCAGGTAAAGTTGTAATTTCGGTTCCCCGACCACCTTCTCTTCTTGGCAACCAAAAATCTTCAAGCATTGCCATATATTTACGGTCATCACGAATCTCTCCAGTGTCAGCATTATATACCAACTTGTTACGATAACGATTCATAACATCACGAAGATATTGTTCAGCCTTAATCTTTGGAAGATTACCAACATCAATGTAAAATATTCTTCTTTCTGGAGCACGAGATAATCTATAAATTACAAGACTATCTTCAACCATTCTTAATTGGTTGAGTGCTTTGATTGCTTTATGTAAGTATGATAAAACTGTTTGTTTATTACGATCTACTAAACCTGATGTGCAATATGTGATTGCATCTTTTGCAATTTTTACTGTGCCTTTAGCATTTTTAGTTGTGTATATTCCACTTCCCTTTCTACCACCATCTGGATTATAAACATAATATTCATTTATTTTTGGAGCAGCTGAATTTTTTGGATCATTTCCATTTTTTGCAACATCAAATGGTGATAGTTTATTTGATCCTGTTTTATCTGTTTCACGAACTAATCTTATTTTAAGTGGATCAATGTAACGAATATCTTGAATACCCTCTGAAGGATTATCTAAATCTATAACTTTATGATAGAAAACTCTACCATCAATGTACCAAGTACGAAAAATCTCATGACACTTCTTATCAAAGTTCATGAGAGATTTGATGTATTTAAATTCTTCTCGAATAGAATCTTTTAATCTATCCGATGCATTTAGATTTGATAACTCAATTTCAACTGGTGAATCATCTAAGTCAGAAACGATTGCTTCATTTACAACATCTTCAATTGCACTGTCACACTCTGGGTGTAAGCACATTTCACGATATCTACGAACTAAATCTTGCTCACTCTTGTAAACACCCTCAATGTCAACATATTGGCCATAAAACCCACTAGAGACATAAAAGTCTGATTTGTCTTCATCGCTTGGAGGGACTGGAGATACCACCCCCTTCGATTTACTTTCCTCTCCGTCAGGGATTTTAAATCCAAAAAGTTTTGCCATTGTATAAACGTTTTGCTACTATTATAGCACTATTTATGCTCCTGTGCCAATTTGTGTCTTAGATTGTGAATCTTGAACATCAACCCACTGAACTTGTAATTCCACTGTAAACTCCTCAATGGTATCAGAACTGTCATAAGATAAAGGAATATCTGAGATATTTGTTGGGAAAGTTCCGTGAAACTTATACATTTTTAGTACAGGTAACTGTGGATCACTAGCAGGGCCAGGGCCGCTTAGTGAAGATCTTCCTAATTGTCTCACAAATAAATCTTTTTGATATGCTGTTGGATCAACAAGACCAGAATTATCTTCATGCTTATTAATTAGATTCATCCATCTTTCAAATGCTGTTCTAATTTTGAAATCAACATCATTGATAACAGTAATTGTCCAAGGATCAAATGTACGATCTCCTGCAATTTTTAAGTTTCTTCCTCTAAAAGGAACAAGTATTGGTGCAATATTTGAAGCAGGTAACTGTGCTGATTTAACTAAAAATCTACTTTTATCTGCAATTTCATCTTTTGATGAGTCTGTAGGAATTGCATCGTCAGGGAAGAATAGTTCACATTCAAATAAATTAGGACGAGCACCACCCCCGACCATTTTACCCTTGAATGCATCAAGGGTTCTGTCTTTAGTGCTTGGAATGTTTAGGTTAGCCATTTAATTTTTTTCCTCTAGTAAGTTAAACGTTTCCAACGACCTCTTCAAAACTTACTCCTGTGCGTGTTGCAACAAATGTAAGTCCGATAAAGTTAATTGATCTTGCGGGTTTGATGAAAATGTCAGCTCTAAATTGATTTGCATCAATTACGTCTGGTGTGTTATTTGTTTCATCACAAATAACAACAAAGTCAGTGATACCTCTCTTTGCTTTGACATCACGAAGGAAAGGATCAACTATATTTAAGAAGTTTGTTCTTGTAATTACATCATTAAATTCAAACAACTGATCTCTTGCTGCTCTTTCGATTGTATCCTCAACAGTGAGGAACAAACGACGAACATTAATACGATCAAATGCTGATGCAACACCAAGTCCAGTTCTATCACCAAAGAGAATGATTCCTGCACCTGGAGATGCAATCACTGGATTGATTCTCTTCGGATAGATAATGTCTCTTTGTGCTTGTGTTGGATTATATGCAAGTTTAACTGCTCCATTAATTGCTCCTCTGGATGCACCAGCTGGTGAGAACCATGAGAATGAATTAATTGAAGTTCTTGCCATTAATCCACCGATATCTCCATTTAATGGAATATATCTGAACTCATTATTAAATCTATCAAATGTGTATTTGTAACCTGAGTCAAATACAGCATATGATGAAGATTGAAGTGCAGCATAGTAATCAACTATGTTATCTGTTTGTGTATCTGAGTTTGATACATTTACAACTCCTGCACGATGTGGTGATATACATGCGATACAATCTTTTCTTAAGTCTGCAATTGCAATCAATGCTGATGCCTTTGCTTGTGAATCAAAGATAGTAGCACCACCACTTGGGCCTTGTAGAATAAAGTTAATTGTATACTCTGCTGGATTCTTAAGGACATTATATGAATTAATAACATCTCCCTTATCAATTATATAACCAGTGGTTCCAGAATAATCTTTACCACCTTTTAGATCGTAAGATCTATTACCTTCTACATTGAATATTGTGCCTGCAGCATTTGAACCCCAGTTACCTGTTGTTGTACTAAAGTCTTTAATGTCACTATCACCAGCACCAGCACCAATTGCTGTTAATGAGGAGGATTTTCCTGATGGTGCAGCACCTGCGTAGATGTATTCAGATCTATTTGCAAGATAGTTTTTATAGTAAACTTCTTCTGCTGGTTGTCTCTTTCCATCTTTTGCTTTTGAAAGATATAACCATTTTTCAACTACGTTACCTGCAATTCCTGTTGCACTTCCATCCTCATCAATAACTACAACATGCATTTCATCATTTGCACCCTCTCTTGATGCTGCGTATTCCGAAGTTCCTGGTTTTTCAGCAATTGTATTCCAAGCAATATCAGCACCTTTGGTTAATCCTAATTTTTGAGAATTATACCAGTCTTTAACTGTAGTTGTTGTGAAGTTAGAAACTGCATCACCATTTTCTTGAATTATAAATGTGGTATTTGTGTTGGTTGTTGTCGATACTCCAGTAGTTCGAGTAAATGTGAATATTGCACCATCACCAGCAGTTGATATACCTGTGATTGCTCTATCAACAGTAACAGTTCCACCGTTAGCGTTACTAAGTGCAATAACTGTTGTTCCTGCAGCTACTGTTGAATTTCCTCCAGTTACCGTTACTATATCACCTAGTGCTATGTCTGAGTCCATACCAGCACCAGCATTAGTGGTTGTGATTCCTGTAATTGTTATGTCATTTGCTAAATCAACTACACCAGATGTTGTTCCGATTCCTGTAGCAGTTTGTGTTGTTTCTGTTTCAGATGTTGATGTTAAAAATTTAAGTTGATCATAATTCGTTGCTGATACAATACCTTCAGCAGTCACCCTATCTACAACTTTTACAGTTATTTGATCAGTTCCAATACCAGCACCTGCCTCAGTTCCAACTCCAGTTATGATACCTCTCATGAATCCAGATCCATAAGCAGAAGTTGTTCCAGCTCCAATTGCAACTCTTCCAGTTATTGGTTGTGTTACACCCATTCCAACTGATATTCCAGCAGTTCCGATACCTGGTAAAGTAATGACTTGATCTGCAAAATGATCAATTGTAAATACTTTTAATCCATTTCCCCATGAGCCAGGATTCTTTGCTGCATAAAACCAATTAGAAGCGAGTGTATAATTTGATGTATAGTCATCATAAGATTTAATTTTCAATGTTACAGAATCTGCACTCACACCTGCATTTGCACTATTTAAATTTGAACCATCAGATCTTAAAACTCTTAATGTACCACCATATGAAAGATATGATGATGCAGTCATCCAATATTCAAATTGTCCGTCTGTGTCTAATGGTTTTCCGTAAGTTGCTATAAGATCTTGCTCGTTCTCTATCAATATCGGTACATCAATGGGGCCTTTTTCAAATGGGCCAGCAATCGCTCCGACCTGTTCT